GCTCATTCTCCTTCTTGATACGCTCATTCTCTTTCTTCACCCACTCAACCAACAGGTGTACATAGATCGCCCTCTCCCACGGCATCATTCCTTCCAACTCAGTCAGCGAGTACTTGTGGTGCTGTACGAGTTGAAAGTTCGTGTGCATCATGTTTACGATGCTGTCGTGGCAGAGGAGGATCGGAAAAAATCTTGGAGTCCCTTCAGAACAACAAACTGCTTTTGTTCTGTGCAAGGATTGAAGATTTCTGCTTCATGCTCAAGTTTTGGCATAGTCTCAAAGAACGCGGTGATCTTAACAAACTGCTCTTGAGTCAGCGATTCCAAGAAGGAATCAATTTCTTTGGCACCAACATCTTGAGCGGAATGCATCTGTTCGTTTTCAAAGATGTACTCTACACACTCTTTGATTACCTCGAAAGCAAGCATGGGATCTTTACTTATGTCGCCTGTTTTTGCGCCTTTGCCAGACATACGAGCAGCAAGATCAAGTTTTGGATAGCGCATGATGACTCCCACCTTGCGCTTCTTGTCTTCAAACACCGTGATCGTATTGGTGTGGTTCTCGGTGATCTTGGGTTGAACTTCATCAAGGTTCAGCGGAACCTTCACCTCTGCACCGCAATCTAGTTTCACCACAGGTTCTACGACGTTACCAACTGACTTGGATCGCAATTGCAAGAACAGCCATTCAATATCGAATAGTGGTAGTTCGTCTACATCAAATCCTGGCGTTTGAACGCAATTGCTGATGATGGTTCTGAGGGCACCGATAGTTTCCTTGTCCTTCTTGGACTCTAAAGCCATCAGTAGAATCTTCTCTTCCTTCACCAAGAACGGTCTAAACTTGATTGCTTTGCCAGTAGAAATGAGTTTCGTTTCGTATGTCGGTGTTCCAATGATAGGTAATGCCATGCTATTCTCCTGTTGGTAATTCGTCAATCACGCATTACAATAATGCGACTCCTGTTATGTATGCTGCGGTAACTAGACTACCCTACTGGAAGTTAGATACCACCCAGTCCAGACTGTATACGCATCTGTTCGATTCTGTCTTGTACTTCTTCTAATGGAACAACTCCAGATGCCAGAAAGTTCTTGTAAGCAAACTTAACTTTAGCCCTGACAAAGATGGCGTCACCGTCTTGTGCAGCGTCATTTGCAAAGTCTATTGATTCAATCTCTGTGGGGTATATCTCGTAGAACTTCCAAGCGTATCGAAGTATTCCTTTCTTATCGTACTGCTGCAGTCCAAGATCGCACACATAGTTCACATAGTAGTTTGGGTTTCCACTCTTAGGATCCACCACCTGATCCATCCATCTATTGAATAGATCTCTTTCGTATCCGTCTTGTCCCAACAAAAATTCCATAGAAAGATCGTCTGTGAACTCTTCTCGTGCTGCAATGGTTCTCTTAGGCCCGTAGGTTTGCAGATCATTTCCTGACACCTTTCTACCAGGCACCATTACATTGCGAACGGTAAGATTCAAGCGTTCGTTATCTACTCCGGGTCTACCTATGAAAAGCCCCCATCGGGTAGCGTCCAATGGTTTGATCTTTGATATGGCGGACATGAACTTGTCGATACGCATGGTGTCTCCTTACAGATCCTTGATTTTCTTTAGCATCTCTGCATTCACAGCATTCTGAGTCCTGATTGTACCACGGTATTGTGCAACCGGAAGCAAAGATGCGGTGATCCATCCTGTTGTTGGAATTTCTCCCACCGCAGATCTTATCCGTCTGAGTTTGTATGTCCTTACCGCAACCCGCATGAAGTTTAGTGTGGTTCCATTGATGTAGTCGTAGTCTAGTTTAGATAGGTGCTTTTTGTTTGGTGGAAATCTAGGATCTGTCTTGTACAGCATCTCTGCTATGGAAAGCAGTCGATATCTCATGGGCAGATAGTGAAAATTGAATGCTACAATGTGATCGCTTTTGATTGTGAACGGAAGCACCACGGGAAACCGATCATAGTACTCTTCCGTTTTGCTTGCTCTGTACTCAAACATATACAGTCTTCCGAAACCCATGTCTTCGGGACTAATCTTGGTCGTACCTTCTAGTGCTGTTCTAAACGGAACAAGCGACTTGGTTGTTGTTCCGTACAATGTCCTGATCTCTCGGTAAAACCAAATCATTGCCGCTTCGATGCTCTTGTCCTGCTTTAGCGCATCGGTGTACTGTGTGTACAGTTGCTCGTAGATGTCTTGCTTCTTTGCCATTATGGTTTCAGATCCTTGTCGGTGATGATCTTGAACACCCACCCTCGCTCTTTACAGTACTGATTTGCTGCTGCCCATTTGGCAGAATTGATACCCCAATCCTTTACGCTTCGCACATAGTCTCGGTAGTCTCGTCTACGACGATCCACCTTACCTTCAAAAATCCGCACCTTCGGAGCAATACATTGCCTGTATGGTTTGATTTCAACCATGATGGTCTGTTCTACTCCGTGTGCGTCATCAATACCGATCACAAAATCAACAAAGTATCTATGCCATTTGCCATCTATCGGGGATACATAAGGGATGTACAGTTCCTCAGACGCCCACCACCTAACCGTTGCGTTGGTGTCACAGTAAACCATGAATCTGCGCTCTAGTAAACTGCGATAGATAATGTTTGCGGAGTCCCCGCGATACTTGGTAGTATTGGTTGGTTTGTACTTTCCCTTGTATGCCATACATACCTATGTATGAGTAGGAGATTCAATGCCAGAAAACAACAATCGTGGAAGACTGTTGAATGACGGTCTAAATACCAGCCTTTTTGCAAAACTTGAACGGGTAGAAACCCCCGCAGGAACTATTGCAACCATGCAATATCCTATGGAGGTTGGCACGGAAGTCATGCAGAACTTTATCCTGCTCACCGCATACGCAGATAAGCCAATGACATTTGATTCCACGATCAAAGCATCAAGCAAGCGTGGAAATCTATTCGGAGTCATATCTGCTGGACTAGGTGGAACCCCCGGCTCTATTGTTAACGCCGCGGGGTCTCTGTTTGATCTTGCAGGATTCAACTCACGGAAGTCGCAGAGCAACGAATCCTTCGTATCAAGCACCCGTCTTGCAGGACAGGTTGCCAGACAACCACAAGAAAGCATTGCACTATACATCCCAAGCGGAATAGAAATCAGCATGAGCGCCGAGTATGAGATGTCTGATTCCGAAAGAAGAGGGTGGGGAGGAATCTTTAGTGGTATGTTGAAAGGCGCCATGACTAGTCTTGGAGATTTCTTCACGCCTGGAGGCGAACAAAGTCGTCTACTCAAGAGTGGAAAGGCAAAGAATCCAAACAAAGAGGTGTCGTTCAAAGAAATCAAAGAACGCTCTTTCACATTCGAGTATACCTTTGTTCCCAAGAGTGCAGAGGAAACCGACATGGTGTATCAGATCATCAAAACCTGCAGATGGCATTCTCATCCTTCTTTGGATGGTGCTACTAGTTTTATAGTTCCATCTGAGTGGGAGTTGCAGTTCTTTATAAACGGTAGAGAGAACAGATACATTCCAAGACTACGCAGACTTGTATGTACCAAGTTCGATGTAACATACGGGGACGAAAATGGATTTGTTTCGTTTGAAGATGGAGCCCCAGTATACTTAACAATTTCGATGGGATTCCAAGAAGTCGAACCGTTGCACAGAGAGCATATCGAGAAAGGCTTCTGATGGGTTACTTCAACAAGTTTCCAAATCTTTACTACGATGTTAAAGGCAACAAGAACTATCAGGTTGCAGTCGATATACTTCGCAGAGTTCGTATCAACTCCAAAGCAGTTGAAGGTTCTTTGTTCGGAGAGTACACGGTAAAGGACACAGATCGTCCCGACACCATTGCTCATAAACTATACGGTGACTCTGAACTGCATTGGGTCATCCTTTTGTTCAACGAGATACACAACCCATACTATGAATGGCCTATGCCGTATAATGAGTTCTTGCGGTACTGCGAGAACAAATATCCAGGCAATGCATTTCTTATGGAGATGCATCCTGTAAAACAAAGTCCGCTGGCATCTGTGCGTCAGCGCAGAGATCACAAGATCACCGAGGGATACTATGCATTCGGTGTAACCGGATCATCTCTAGATGTAAGTAAGAGTGCATATGTTGTGTGTTGGGATAGAACCATGAACAAGGCTATAGTAGTGGATGAAGATGGTTCCTTTCAAGACAACGATATCGTTGGATTTGCCTTAACAGGTAGTGATGAAGCAACTGCTAGTGGAATCATTCGTCGTATCCAACTAAACACCGAAGCAGTTCATCACTTTGAGGATGACTTGGGAAACCATCTCGCTGGTCTTGCGTCTTACAGCAATCTGATACAGCAAGGTGCAGAGGTGCAGGAGACTTCCACATTAGATGACTATGGAAGATTCTCTACGCTTCCATTCTCAGAGACATTGCTAGGCGCGTATGTTACCAATCAGCAAGAAGCGCAGACCATCAAAGCAGTAACTAATCTGCAATACGAAACCGAGATCAATGAGAAACGCAGACAGATTAGATTGCCTGCACCCGAGATCGTGGGAGAAATAGCAAATAGGTTTGAGCAAATACTCAATGAAGAGTTCTAAGTATGAGTAACACCACCAATCACTTTGACATACTGAGCCTTAAACTCATTTCATATGCAAATGGAGTTGAGCAAGACATCACAAAGATGTGGGATGACATTGAGATATTCGAGGACATGTACACCAATTGTCTGAGTGGACAAGTGACCATCATTGATTCTCTGAATCTCATTTACCACTTCAGTCTATGCGGTAGAGAAAAACTTGAGATCAGTTTCAAGACTCCATTCTTCGACAACTTGTACGGAGGAACTGCAGTCACCCGAACATTCAGAGTGTACAAGATTAGTGAGCGCGAACCACAGGCTAATGACAAATCCCTACGGTATACCCTTCACTTCGTGTCCGAGGAGTTCGTGAAGAGTCAGCAGACAAAGATTAGTAAGGCATACGAGGGTCGAGTCGATGATATCATCAAGAACATCTACACCGATTACCTGAAGATAGACTACACAGGAAACAACAAGAAGGGTCTTGACGTAAGCAAGACCATGTTTAGACACAAGTTCATCATCCCGTACTGGAGTCCTTTGTCTGCAATAAATTGGCTAACTGCAAGAGCAGTAGATGCCGACAACAAAGAGAATTGCAACTTCATCTTTTACGAAGACCTTGAAGGATTCAAGATGAAGTCATTTGCCGAACTGGCTAAACAGCAACCCATTGGAGAGTACGAGTACTTTCCACAATCACGAGAAGACAAGGACGGTGTTCCTGCCTCGCGGGATCTAATGAAAGAGTACAGAACCGTTAGAGAGTTCTTGATGATGGAGTATCACAACACCATGAAGAACATCGAGAATGGCTTCTATGCCTCTCGTCTGTTGTTTCACGACATTGTGCGAAAGCAATGGGGATGTGTTGACTACGCATACAATGAAGAGTTCTTTAATGCAGACCATATCGAAAAGCATCCGCTTGTTGCGGCAAACAATGACAACTTGAGTCCGCATCCACTCAGTAACTTCAAGTACTATCCGAAGCACAAGTGGATGTATGGGAATGAAAATCAGTACGCCGACAACGATAAGTACCAAGAGTGGGTACTAAAGCGCAACGCACAGATGCAGCAGATTGAGGGGGCACGATTGCAGTTTAGTTTGCCTGGAAACTCCAAGATCAGAGTGGGCCAGGTAATCAAACTAACAGTACCTTCTTTTGAAGAAAAACAAAACCCATTTGTGAATTGGTTAGATAAGTACATGAGTGGTAAGTATATCATCAGCGCAATCAGACACCATCTGAGATTAGACAATGGATACAGAATGAGACTAGAACTCACACGCGACTCTCTACCCACAGCAATACCAGACGGCAAAGTTTGGTATACCGGTTCGTTCCCCGAGCAAGGGGATTTCTTCTCATCAAGTGTAAAGGTTTAAGGAGATTGATATGGATAACACAGCCAAACTTATCGAGTCTAATGACAAGTCAAACATGACTGAGCAAGAGTTAGTAGAGTGGAAATTATGGGCAGAGAAGTGGTTGTCTGAAGAGAACACCAATACTGCGGGATCTGCTCAAGATCTGAAACCCAAGTGATGCCCGTATTTGCAGATGTAATAGGCGTCTGCTAAATCGGATACCGGACTCTTGATCTGATCCGAAACCACACCAAAAATTCCCTGTAAATCCAAGCGGCATTCTGCCTTGAAAGCGGCGTAGACATCCTCTTTCTTGGCATTGCCTCGACCTGTTGCAAACTTCTTCACCTGTGTGGGGGGAACGGTTTTGTATTCGATCTTGTGTTCCCACAGATGATACTTGAAGATACCCGTGTTCTCACCAATGTGAAACACCTTACCTTTTGCAGCAAACGCATAGTCTTCAATGCACACAAAGTCGCAGTCTTTTACTATATCCAATGCCCATTCTGAAATGGAACCGTATCGTTGACACTCATGCCTATGCTCTTGCATGAGTGTCCCGTGTATGTTATTGGAGAAAGTCTTCTCGTATTTTTTGGTGCCAGACATGAAGTGCATGGTGCATTGGGAAATGCAAAACTTCTTGTCGCCTTCAAAGACACAGACAGCAGGACATCGTAAACTGTAATCCACACCCGCTATTCTCATACCATATCTATGCAAAAACAACGGAGTTGAC